GGTTCGCCAAACTAGCGGCAAAAACGTGTGAATTTGAAAAATAAACCAATCCCCCCTAAACCGACTAAAACGGTCGGGATTAAGGCCAAGCATGGGCGTGGCTATGACGACATAGCCGAGACCTTGGCAGCGGCAGCGCAGCGGCTAGGCTGCACCATGTCAGACCTGCGGCGCGCGAGGGATGCAGGATGCCCCGGCTTTGCTCATGGTCGCGTCAAGATTCCAGTCGTGAAGAAGTGGCTGGAGGCAAACCCGCCAGCGGAAGACGACATGGACGAGGAGGCGCTAAAGAAGCGCAAGCTCCTCGCGCAATGCCGCAAGCTCGAACTCGACGAGGCCATACTTCGCGGCGAGTTCACCGGCAACGCGATGGTGACGCAGATCGCCGTGGCGTGGTCTGCGCAAGTCCGCGCAGAGTTCATGTTGCTTCTCTCGGAAACTCCGACGTGGCAAGGGCTGGACGCGCCGAGCCTTCAAGACCGCGCCCGCGCTTTCGTCAACGGCGCACTCGGCAGGCTCACGACATTCTCGGCACCATGCACGCCTGCGAGCTAGCCATCCGCGCGCAGCTACGCATCCCGGACAACCGGACGGTGGAGCAGTGGATCATTGACCAGCGCATTCGGCCACCGGGCAGCGCGCGCGGGACGCAGATGGATCTCAGCCTCACGCCTTGGCTGCGCGAGCCGTGCGAAGCCGTCGCGGACAACCACAACCGCGAGGTGGTCATCGTCGCCCCGACTGGCGCGGGCAAGACGACGGTGCTCGACGCCTCGCTGCTACGGGCCACGCGCGAAGACCCCGGCAGCATCTTGCTCGCGATGCAGACCGACGAAGATGCGGACGCATACTACGACGAGCGGCTCGAGCCGATGCTGCAAAGTCTCGACGGCATCGGCGAAATGATTCGAGCGTTGCCGCGCGGGAAGCGGCGCAAGGGTGAGCTCGTCCTGCCTCACATGACCTGCTTCGTCGTCGGCGCGAAGATGAGCGCCTTCCAGAGGAAGTCAGTTCGCTACGTGTTGTTGGATGAAGTGTGGCAGATCAAGCACGGCCTTGTCGCGGAGGCGCGTGGCCGGCATCACGACCGATGGAACGCGCGCGTGGTGCTCACTTCACAAGGCGGATGGCAGCACGTGGACACCGACAACGGGCGCGTGAAGACTGAGCTTTACGAGGCATGGGAACGCACCGACCGGCGCGAGTGGCAGTTTGTGTGTCCCGAGTGTCACACCGCGCAGCCGTGGAAATGGAGCGGCCTCAAGTGGGCGGATGAAAAGCGGGCCGATGGCAGCGTTGACGACACGGCGATCACGCAGTCCACTCACTACCAGTGCGCGAAGTGCGAGACGAAGTTTCACGACGACATTGCGGCGCGGCGGATGCTGGCCAACTCAGGCCGCTACGAAGCGCAGAACCCGCAGCCCCTCACAGTGCCGGGCCGTCACGTCGGCTTCCATTGCAACGCCCTCACGCTCTACTATGTCGCGTGGTCAACGCTTGTGCTGGAGTGGAAAAAGGCGAGCGAGCTTACCGCAGCCGGCGACAAATCGGCGCTGCAAGTGTTCGTGCAAAAGCGGCTCGCGGAGTTCTGGCGAGACGAGGAGGATGAGCCGGGCGTCGTGCTCGGCGGCGCTGGCTACCGCTTTGCTGACTATGCGAACGGCGAACCGTGGGAGGGAGAGGTGCATCGCTTCCTGACTATCGACCGCCAGCGCGATCACCGATGGGCAGCGTGTCGCGCATGGAAGTCGGACGGCTCATCGCGCCTGCTTTGGTTCGGGAAGATACTCACCACGGAAGGATGCCGCGAGTTGCAACAGCGCATGAAGGTCGCGGACTGGGCTACACTCCAAGATGCACAATACGAGACCGGCGATGTATATGACGAGTGCGCGCGCTACGGGTGGACCGCGCTTCACGGCTCAGGTGATAGCGGCTTCACTCACAACCCACCCGGCAAAAAGCCAGTGCGGAAAATTTACTCGACGCTCAAGCAAGCGCAGGCACCGGGCGGCGGGCGTGCGCGCTACGTGTTCTTCGCCAATGAAGGCGGCAAGGACATTCTCGCCAAGCATCGCGGCGGGCACTCGGCAACTTGGGAGATACCGGACGATGCTGGCGTGGACTACCACACGCACATCAATTCTGAAATTAAGAAGGACGTGATTCAGAAAGTGACGAAGCAAATTATCCGCCGATGGTGCCGCATCGGGAGCCGACCGAATCACGGATGGGACTGCGAGGTGATGCAAATCGTCGCCGCGCTCATCAAGGGCGTGATCGCCGCGCCCGTGTCGGAGGCGGAGAAAGTTGTTGACGTGCCAGCGGAGCAGCCGTAGAAGCTCCACATCGCATCCGCGATTCTTGCGTGAAACCAAGCAATCCAACACCAAATCAGCCGCCGTCACGCCGTGCCCATTCGGGCGCGGGTTTCACCGTGGCGGCGGCACTTGGAACCAACACAACATGGAAATAGACATCACCCTCACCGTCATCTGGATCGCGCTCTCCGTAGGCGTCGGACTTGTCGCAGGCGCACGCGGCCACTCCGCTGGAGCATACTTCGCGATCAGCCTCATCCTCTCGCCGCTCATCGGCATCATCGCGGCCTGCGCCATGCCTCCGCCGAAGTGACGGCGTAGTTTTGACACGGCGGCAAGGGCATGGCCGATTTAAGCATCACCGCAGCATCAGTAATTCCTAGCGTAAACGCAGTCATCGCCATCGGCACCGCTGGCGCAACCATCGTCGCAGGGCAGTCCGTTTACATCGACACCGCGAACTCGAACGTCCTGAAACTCTACGACGCGGACGGCTCGGCGCTCACCTCGACGATGGCCGGCATTGCGCTTGGCGGCGCAGCCAGCGGGCAGCAGGTGCGCTACGTGACGCAAGACCCGGCGCTGGTGCTTGGCTGCACGATGGCAGTCGGCGATACGCTTTGGGGCAGCGACACCGCAGGCGGGCTGACAATCACTTTCGCGGAACTGGAAGCTGGCGACTACATCACCTGCGTCGGCGTCTGCACGGTTGTCAATTCGGCCATCAACTTCAAGATGATCCCGGCTGGCGCGGTGAAGGCGTAGTTTGACACCGCGAAAAAGGCGTGACCATTGACGCCGAATTCATCCTCGCACTCCAGCGCGTGATCAAGTTGCGAGGGCGCGACGTGATCGAGTCCGTCTTTCTCGGCGAGTTCTCAGTCGTGAGCGGACAGGGCGGCGGGAAGCTCGTCAACACCTCAGTCGGCGGCAAATCCTTTTCGTTCTCGCTTCCGGCGAGCATGTCCAGCGATGCGCTCATGATCGCTTGCGACAGAGCGCTCCGGCAGTGGGATTCGCTCGACGCCACGCAGCGAGCCTTGCTTTTTACAACGCGCAAACAATCCACCGTTCGCGCTGCGTTCTAAGCTATGGCACTTGTTGACCCTTACGGATTCCCTGTTTCGTCCCGGCTTCTGCACGCTGCGCAGAAGAACACCACCGAGCGCCCGTATTGGCACTCGCGGATGAACGACACGGAGAAAGACATCCCGTTCCAGGACTGGCGCACCGTTGTCAGCTACTCGCGCCGGCTCTACGCAAACGACGGACTCGTGAAGGGCGCGATTGACCAGATGGCACAGCACGCCGTGGGGCGCGCATGGGAGCCGCACTACACAGGCGAGGACACCGAATGGGCCAAGGAAGCGCAGCGATGGCTTACCGAGGAATGGTTCGGCGTGTGCGACGTGCGCGGCGATCAATGGGACTTCAAGACCAGCCTTTTCAACGACTCCGTAGCGCTCGACGTTGACGGGGATTTTCTCATCATCCTTACGGAAACGGATGGCGGCTTCCCGGCGATTCAGCACCTGCCGGCGCACAAGATTGGCATCCGCGACACGAACAAGACGACTGTGGAAAAAGGTCCGCTGCGTGGATTCCGCATCGAGCAAGGCATAATTCTGAACGAGTTCAACCGCGTCGTCGGCGTCCGCATCATCGGCGATATAGAGAAGGACGACCGCGACGTGATCGCGAATGACTGCATTTTCTGTTTCAACGCCACGCGCGCAGACCAGATTCGCGGACTCCCGACATTCTCGCACGCCATCAACGAACTCCGCGACGCATGGCAGTCGCAGCAGTGGGAACAAATCACGCATCAGCTTGCTTCGTCAATCGGCCTCATCGAGCACAACGAACTCGGCGCGGCAGACCCGAATGACCCCGGCACCGTGCTTGGCGACCAAGGCACCGACGTGGAAACCTTCACGAGCAAGCGTATGGAGGGCGGCATGATTCGCTACTTCAAGGCGGGCAGCGGCGCGAAGCTCGAAGAGTTCCTGAGCAACAAGCCCGGCCCCGCGTGGGAGGCATTTCAAGAACGCATCTTCAAAAAAGCCCTTGTCGGCGCGTGCTGGCCGTATGCGCTGTGCTGGCCGGGCGCTGGACTCACCGGGCCTGCGGAGCGTTCGCAAATCGAGCTTGCACGGGCAACCATCCTCGACCGGCA